TGTTGTTGATTATTTTAGCCAATGGGGAACAAACAATTTAACGATTGACCCTACTGCACTTATAAAGATTGCAGGCAACACGGCTGGCGACACATTGGTCTGTGATATTACAGGTGCGACTGTTACGCTTGTTTATACAGGTGCAAGCTATGGATGGAATGTTTCTGCACAGGTTGGTGGTAATGGTGGTACAGCAGTCACCTTGGATGGCGTTCAAACACTGACAAACAAGACGCTTACTGCACCAACTCTTACTGCTCCAGTTCTTGGCACACCAGCAAGCGGCACATTGTCATCCTGCACAGTTGACGGGACTGATGCAGTTGGTTTTAGAAATATTCCAATTAACAGCAACTCTGCTGCTTATACAGCGGTATTAGCAGACTCAGGCAAAGTAATTTTTCACCCATCTACTGATGCCAATGCTAGGACTTTTACTATCCCTGCAAATTCTTCTGTGGCTTATGCGCTTGGAACTGCAATCACATTCATCAACATGACTTCTCAAGTGGTGACCATTGCAATCACAACAGACACAATGTATTTGTCTTCCGCTGGCACAACTGGCTCACGCAGTTTGGCGCAATATGGGTCAGCAACGGCAATCAAAATGACTTCAACAACTTGGTTAATTTCGGGGAGTGGTCTGACATGAGTGGCGCACTACAAGCTACTTTTATGAACCAAAGAAGTTTTGGTGGGCCTCCTCCCTCCACCGTTGAATATTTGGTTATTGCTGGTGGCGGTGGTGGTGGTTCTGGCTTAGGTTCTGGTGCGGGTGCTGGTGGTTATTTGACCGCATCAGGTTTTGCTGTTTCTAGTGGTTCGCCTATTACAGTAACTGTTGGCGCTGGCGGAACTGGTGGGGCATCTGGCGGCGCTAATGTTGGTACACAAGGAATCGATTCTGTATTTAGTTCTATTACTTCTAGTGGCGGCGGTTTGGGAAATGGTGTAGGTGGCGCTGTAAATGGCACATCTGGTGGTAGTGGTAGCGGTGCTGGTGGTGGTGGCACTGCTTCTACTTTTACTGGCGGCGCAGGAACTTCTGGACAAGGCAATGCTGGTGGCAATGTTGTTGCCAGTGCAACAACAAATGGTTCTGCTGGTGGTGGTGGCGCTGGTGCGGTTGGTGGCAATACAACAGGAACTACAGGCCCATCGGGTTCTGGTGGTGCGGGTTTAGCATCTTCAATTACTGGCTCATCAGTAACTTATGCTGGCGGCGGCGGTGGTGGTGCTTATGTTGATGTTGGTTGCGCTGCTGGTTCTGCTGGTTCTGGTGGTGGCGGTGCTGGAGGTGCTGGCCCATCTAGTGCTGGTGGAGCAGGAACAGCTAATACAGGTGGCGGTGGTGGCGGTGGTTTATACAATGCAGGGACTAGAACTGCTGGCGGTAATGGTGGTTCTGGTGTTGTGGTTATTCGCTACGCAGATACTTTTGCTAATGCCACATCCACTACAGGCTCACCCACATTTACTAACACTGGTGGATACAAGATTTACCAGTGGACAGGATCAGGGAGTATTACATTCTGATGGCACATTTCGCACAACTTGATGAAAACAACGTGGTACTGCAAGTGATTGTGGTGAATAACAGCGACTGCCTTGATTCCAATGGGCAAGAATCAGAAGCCATAGGTGTGGCTTTTTGTCAGTCTTTATTCGGTGGAAATTGGAAGCAAACAAGCTATAACGGAACTATGCGTAAGAACTATGCAGGGATTGGCTACACATATGATGCAGCCCGTGATGCGTTTATCCCACCACAGCCCTACGCTTCTTGGTTGCTGGACGAGACTACTTGTTTGTGGAATCCACCTACACCCATGCCGCAAGACAATAAGCGTTACACATGGGATGAACCAACAACTTCATGGGTTGAAACAATATGAAACAAACAGAGGATAAATCATGGCTACAGTAGCACTATCTGGAATCATCACACCAACCAATGTTGTTACGGCAGCAAGCACGACTACGCTAACCAACAAGACCATTGCTTTTGGTAGCAACACCTTGTCTGATGTGGCAAGTCTGTCTACAGCGCAGACATTCACAAGCACAAAGACATTCTCAGGCTCATCATCAGCGCTGGCAGAAATCCTGAGTAACGCGGCAGAGGTAGCCACTGTAGAAGCAACAGCAGCCACTGGCACGATCAACTACGATGTCACAACTCAGTCTGTCTTGTATTTCACAACTAACGCATCAGCCAACTGGACTGTCAACTTCAGAGCGTCCAGCGGCACATCGTTGAACACTGCTATGTCCACGGGTCAGTCTGTGACTGCGGCTTTCCTTGTCACGCAAGGCTCGACTGCTTACTACAACTCTGTGGTGCAGGTGGATGGCACAACTGTGACCCCCAAGTATCAGGGCGGTACAGCGTATGCGGCGGGTAATGCAAGCAGTGTTGATGTCTATATGTACACCATCGTCAAGACGGGCCCTGCGGCGTTTACTGTGTTTACTTCACAGACCAAGTTTGCGTAAGGACTGATATGCCATTAGTACAAACTAGGGGTGCGGCATCAGCCCAAGGCTTTGGTGAGTTTGCACAGGCGACTGCTGTTAACTACATTGAGGACGTGTTCAGCACGTACCTTTATACGGGTACAGGTGCATCACAGACAATTACAAACGGTATTGACTTGTCTACTAAGGGTGGGTTAGTTTGGGCAAAAGACCGAACCTTTGCAAATGGTCATCAACTTTACGACACAGCAAGGGGTGTTCAAAAAAGGTTAATGACTGACCAAACAGCGGCACAAGGTACTGAAACAACAGGAATAACTGCGTTTAATACTACTGGTTGGACAATGGGGGCGCAGTACGAAATAAACGATTCTGCAAGCAAATACGTCTCATGGACATTCCGCAAGCAGCCAAAGTTCTTTGATGTTGTGACTTATACGGGTACGGGTTCAAACACAACAGTTGCCCACAGCCTCGGCGTTGTACCCGGTAGCATTATTGTAAAGCGCACAGATACAACGGCAGCTTGGGCGGTCTATCACCGCAGTCTTGCCAATACGCAATATCTTGTTCTCAACACCACAGCCGCAGCCGCCACAGGTGCAACATGGTGGAACAGCACAACACCGACATCCGCAGTCTTTAGCGTAGGCACTGACGCAAGCGTTAACGCATCCGGTGGCACTTACGTAGCCTACATCTTCGCCCATGACGCAGGTGGCTTTGGTCTGACGGGTACGGACAATGTGATTTCGTGTGGGAGTTACACGGGTAACGGCAGTACGCAGCAAGACATCACGTTGGGTTACGAGCCTCAGTGGGTAATGATTAAACGCACTGACACAACAAACCAATGGGTAATGGTTGACAATATGCGTGGCTTTTTTCAAACAGCTGATAAAGCACTTTGCGCCAACACTGTAAACGCTGAAGCCGCTGATGTTTCCATGTCAGGTGCAATGCAGCCAATAGCAACTGGGTTTCATCTTTACAACGCTAATAGTTCAGTAAACGCATCAGGTGGAACCTACATCTACATAGCCTGTCGCCGTGGCCCGATGAAAGTGCCTACGCTGGGGACGAGTGTGTTTTACCCGTTGACCCGTGCGGGAACAAGTGCAGTTGCAAACATTACAGGTGTGGGGTTTCCTCCAGATTCTGCTCTTATAAAAAATAGAGGTGGTGCCGCTGCTACTGTTGATTGGTCATTTAATTTCTTTGATAAGTTGCGCGCCCCGGGTTATCGTTTGTCAACCGCATTTACAGATGCAGAAGACACCTCGGTTAACTTTATAACGTCATTTAACCAAGACGGCATTTCACTTCCATCGGTTGGCTATACGGCTACGAACGGTAGTTACAACTACATCAATTATTTCTTCCGCCGCGCCCCCGGCTTCTTTGATGAGGTTTGCTATACGGGGACGGGAGCTATAAGAACAATAAGTCATAATTTAACAGTTGCTCCTGAATGGATAATTGTAAAAAAACGCAGTGCTTCAGCATCTTGGTATGTTTATGTTGCAAGTCTTGGTGCTAGTAAAGAGATGATTTTAGATTTAACTCTTGCCGAACAATCTGACGGAGCAGATTTATGGAACTCTACTAATCCTACGTCCTCCGTATTCACTCTTGGAGCCGACGCAACAGTTAATCAGTCCGCTGCAACCTATGTAGCCTATCTATTCGCCACCTGCGCTGGCGTTTCAAAGTGCGGCTCATACACAGGCACAGGCACAACACTACAAATTAACTGTGGCTTTACAGCAGGGGCGAGGTTTGTTCTCATCAAGCGCACCGACTCAACAGGTGATTGGTATGTGTGGGACAGCGCAAGGGGAATTGTTGCTGGCAACGACCCTTACCTCTTGAACAGCACAGCGGCTGAAGTCACGGGTACAGACTATGTGGACACCTACAGCGCAGGTTTTGAGATCAGCAGCACAGCCCCAGCAGCTATCAACGCAAGTGCGGGTAGTTTTATCTTTTTGGCTATAGCCTGATAGGAGTAATTCATGCAAATCAGAACACAAACAGGCGCGGTCATGTACGAGGCAGAGTTTCGTGCATACCAAAAAGCCAATGGTGGCCCAACATGGGACTCAACGACAACCGAGGTCTTGGAAGCTCTGGGTGCTGATGTCGTCTTTGAAGGCCCACAGGCATCTGGCGGGACGGTCTACCAGTACAGCCAACGGGATGGCGTTGAGCAGATCAGCGGCAAGTGGTACACCAAGCACATCCTCGGCCCTGTCTTCACTGATGGCGAGACAACTGCTGCCGAACAGGAAACTGCGTACAAGGCCAGCAAGGACGCAGATCAGGCCAAGTCAGTACGCACCAGCCGGGACGACAAGCTGAAAGAAACCGATTGGATCGTCATCAAGAACTTGGAGTTGAACGCTAACATCCCCGGTGCGTGGGAAGTCTACCGCCAAGCATTAAGGGACATCCCAACACAGTCTGGGTTCCCGTGGACAATTACTTGGCCCACACAGCCCTAATATAAGGATAAATCATGGCTACAGTAGCACTATCTGGAATCATCACGCCAAGCAATATTGTCACGGCGTCAAGCACAACCACGCTGACCAACAAGACGCTGACAGCACCAGTACTGACAACACCTAATTTAGGAACACCCACTACATTAGTGCTGACCAGCGCAACGGGATTGCCGCTAACCACAGGTGTAACAGGCAACTTGCCTGTTACAAACTTAAACTCAGGGACTTCTGCATCCGCAAGTACATTCTGGCGCGGTGATGCATCTTGGGCCGCTATTTCTGCTGGCTTTACTCTTGGCACGCCGATCAATTCAACATCAGGGACAGCAATTGACTTTACGGGCATACCCTCTGGCATAAAGCAAATTGTTATCTCATTCAGTACTGTGTCAACCGATGGCACTTCTAATATGGCTATTAGGATTGGTGATTCTGGAGGCATAGAGAATACTGGCTATGTTTCCACAAGCCATTCTTTTGTAGCTGCTACGGTCTCCGTAACAACGGACACCACTTGCTTTGTTATTAAAACAGCCTCTGCCACTAACGAACTGTCAGGAAGTGTGATTCTGACCCTTGAAAATTCAAGCACAAATACATGGGCATTGCAGGGGATTTTGGCAGCTATGGGAGCCAACGCCACATTTACGTTAGCGGGGGCAAAGCCTCTATCTGCTGTGCTTGATCGACTTCGTATTACTACGCTTAACGGGTCAGATGCTTTTGACCTTGGTCAAATAAACATTGCTTATATTTAAGGAATCATCATGCACACCACTACAGTAAATGTAAGCACTGGCGAGATTGTTCAGATTCCGTACACGACTGAAGAGCAAGCCGAATACGATACAAAGAAGGCGGCATGGGATGCTGGTGCTAATGACCGCAAAGCCGCAGAGGTTAGAACGGAACGCAACGCAAAAATAACAGCTTGCGATTGGCGGGTGCTGCCAGACGTTTCAAACAGTGATGTTTGGAAAACCTATCGTCAAGCCCTGCGAGACATTCCAGCACAGAGCGGGTTCCCCAACACTATCGTTTGGCCTGACGCACCATGACCGAGAAAATGATCAGCGAGACAGAGGCCAAACTTGCCACGCATGAGGCCATCTGCGCCACAAGATACGAGGGCATCCAGAAGAGTTTTGCCGCTGGCTCAAAGCGCATGACCCGCATAGAGTACCTTTTGTATGGCGTGATTGTCTGTGTTCTGTTCGGCCCCGGCGTTGCTGCCCAGTTTGTTGCGAAAGTACTAGGGCTGTGATGTGGACTTTTTCGACATCCTTGCGAAGTCATGGCCCATCCTGCTGGCAATCATCACGCTGATCATCGTCTTGGCTAAACTTGACTTGCGGGTGGCGGTACTGGAAGAGAAGGTAAAACAGTTATTTGAAATGTGGAATAAGAAATGATAACTCTACTCACTACCCTAATCAGTTTCTTGGCTGGTGGCCTGCCCAAGCTGCTTAGTTTTTTCCAAGATCGTTCGGACAAAAAACATGAGTTGACGATGGCTCAGATGCAGATTGAGCGTGAGTTGGATTTACGCAAGGCTGGCTTTGAGGCGCAGCAACGAGTAGAAGAGATCAAAGTAGAGGGTCAGGCCATTGAAGCCGAGGCGTCAGAACGGGCTGCGCTGTATGCTCATGACATAGCTATAGGTCAGGGAGCCAGCCAGTGGATGGTCAACTTGCGCTCTGGTGTGCGCCCGATACTGACCTATGGCTTCTTTGGGCTGTTCGCCTTTGTGGAGATCGGCGGCTTTATTTACGCTTGGCATCGGGACATTGCATTTGATGTGCTGATTGCAAAACTGTGGGACGCCGACACCCAGATCATCTTTGCATCCATCATCAGCTTCCACTTTGGTGGACGGGCTTTTAAAGGTGGCAAGGATTGATATGGCTGGAATAGCTGACATTCTTAACTTTTTCAGTAGAAAGCCTGAACCGTCTGCTGCTGGGGCGGGTAGGGGAGAAGTCAATCCTGATGTGGTAGTACCTGAAAAAGAAAGAGAAATACCACCTTGGCTAAAAGGGTACGATGTAAGCACGCTCCCCGAAATGCCAGATCAAATTAATGCGTACCGTGCTGATCCCACAGGAAAATATGGGGGTAAAGAAGGGCTTGAAACACAGCCCATAAAGCTGTATGCACCTCAACTTTATTCACACGTAAGGGCTTTAGGTCACGCAGAAGGATATGGCGTACCAAAAATGGACGCACAAGCATTAGCTAACATAGTTCTGATGGAGGGACGCCCTGATTTTGGTAATAACAAATTTGGCCCTAGTCAAGAGTTGGGAAATATTGATCCTAACCAAAAAAAATCCGGTGCGTTGTATAAAAAATTAATTGCAAGCGGTGTCCCTAATTATGTAGCGGATTTTCCTATCAAAGTTTTTGAAAAAAGCAACATTGCTAGGGAAAGAAACATTCCATTTGAACAAGCTTGGAATGGGCTTGGCAAAACACCAAAAGGTAGATCAGGCGCAGATTACGCTAGAGATATTGAAACAAGTAAATCTGCCAGCGCACATAAAAATAATGCAGCATTAATAGCATTGATTAGTCAAGCTCTAGAAGCTGGGCGCAACGACTATAAAAGTAGTAACGCTAAAAAAAGCCCAACTGCCATGCCAGAAAACTACCGCTCTGGCGGCAGGGTGAGGATGATATGAAAGTCTCTGATCGTTGCAAAGAGATGATCAAGCACCACGAAGGTTTGCGGTAAACCCGTACCGTTGCCCAGCAAAATTTTGGACTGTAGGAGTTGGACATGTTTTATACCCCGCTCAAGGTCGTCTTCCTTTGGATCAAAGAGACGCTTACCCGTTGGAGCCGCATGACAGCCGTACTTTTTCAAAAGACGAAGTAGATGGAACCCTTGCTTTTGATCTCCAGCGATTTGAGGTTGGGGTCGCCCGACTTTTTCCTCTGGTGCTTACCCAAGGTCAAAACGATGCTCTTGTCAGCTTTGCTTTTAATCTGGGTCTGGGGGGCGTACAGCGATCAACCCTCCGTCAAAAAGTTCTTCGGGGCGAGACGCAAGAAGCTGCCGACGAGTTCTTGAAGTTTACGAGGGGCGGGGGTAAAATCTTACCGGGACTAGTCAAGCGCCGCAATGACGAACGTGCCCTGTTCCTGTCTTAGGATGGAAAATGCCACTACAGAAAATTCAACTCAAGCCGGGTGTAAACAGGGAAGGAACCCGTTACGCTAGAGAGGGTGG